TTTTGGAGGCAGAAGGCAAAACAGACTCTTACTACTACAAGCGTGCGATGTATGTGCTGCAGAATAGGCGTGACCTTGGCCCTGGGATGCCAAAGCTATGACTACCAAGCGCGAAAACATTCTTGCCAGAATTAAGACCACGCTTGCGAACACCACTGGTGTCGGCACCAGGATTTATCGCAGCCGTGTTGAGCCTCTAAGTCGTGGCGAGTCTCCTGCGATTGTCATTGAACCAATCAGTGATGACGCTGATCAGAACACCAGCATGCCAACGCTGGACTGGACTCTAAGGATTCGTGTTTCTGTGATCGAGCGCAGCAGTATTCCTGATCAGGCTGCTGATGACACGATTGAATCGCTGCACAGCAAAATCATGTCTGACCTGACTGTCGGCGGATACGCGATCGATGTTCAGCCTGTCAGGACTGAATTTGAGTTCATTGAGGCAGATCAACCTTTGGGCGTGATTTCCAATGAATACGAGATCCGTTATCGCACTCAAGTTGCTGATTTAACTCAATAACCAGTCAAGGCTACGCTGAACCTAACCATGTCCTCCACTTACCATGTT